GAAGGCGACGGGCTTTGACGATGCCGACATCGACGCGATGCTCGCGCCTGACGAGGTGACGGAGGACGAGGTTCCCGAGCCGCCCGTCGATCCGATCACGAAGCCCGGCGACCTTTGGAACCTTGGGGAGCATCGACTGCTCTGCGGAGACTCAACAAAGACGGATGATATGGCGCGACCGATGGCAGGCGCGAAGGCTGATCTATGGCTTACAGACCCACCGTACGGAGTGGCATACGAGTCAGCTGGTCGTAGGGGTAAGGACAATCAGCATAAGGAGATTGAGAACGACTCGCGGCCGCTTGATGAGATGGCGAAGTTTTGGGAGCAAGCGGCATCGTTGGCATACCAGTCGTGCAGCGGCTCATCTTCTTACTACTGGTTTGCCTGCCAAGGTGGAGATCAGATGATGATGATGATGATGAGCATATCCCGTGCCAAATGGCGCGTTCGACATGAGCTAATATGGGTCAAGGATCAGATGGTTTTCGGTCGCTGTGACTATCACTACAAGCACGAGCCTATCCTCTACGGTTGGAAGCAGGACGGAACCCATCAATGGAATGCAGATCGGAAGCAGGTCAGCGTCTTGGAGTTTGCTCGGCCGAAGCGATCTGACGAGCATCCGACCATGAAGCCAGTCGACCTTGTGGCCTATCTCCTTGGCAACAACACGAAGATCGGCGAGTCGGTGCTCGACACCTTCTGCGGCTCCGGCACGACGCTAATCGCCGCCGAGCAACTCGGCCGCAAGTGCTACGGCATGGAGATTAGTCCCGCATACTGCGATGTCATCGTGAAGCGATGGGAGACGCTGACGGGCAAGAAGGCGACGCTCGAAGCGAGGTGAACCATGGGCCGACCCAAGGGAACAACCAAGCCAGTCGACATCGAAGCGGTCGAGAACCTCGCCGCGATCGGATGCACACAGGACGAGATCGCGGTCGTGATGAAGGTGTCCACCAAGACCTTGCAGCGTCGCAAGGATGTCCATGAGGCGATCGACCGAGGCGGCGCGCGCCTTCGGTCGTCGCTGCGCAGATGGCAGTACAACAAGGCGAAGGACGGGAATGTCGCCATGCTCATCTGGCTCGGCAAGCAGCTGCTCGGCCAGAGAGAACGCATCGACCAGGAGATCCGCGAGGAGACCGTGATCATCGAGCCGATCCCGAAGAGCGGAACGGATGCGTGAGGGTACGCGTCCCGCGCATAGAGGCAGTCCTGCATGAATCGCAGCGCGAGGTATACGCGAACCTCGCGCGCTTCTCCGTCCTGGAGATCGGACGCCGATGGGGGAAGACGACATTCGGCCATGTCCTCGCCCAGTACCAGGCGATGGGCGGGAAGACGGTCGGTTGGTTCGCGCCGTCCTACAAGTACCTCGCCGGTCCAGTGCGCGACTTCGAGGTTGCGCTGAAGCCGTTGATAGCGCGACACGACCGCGTTGAAAAGCGCATCGAACTGAAGACCCGCGGCGCGATTGAGTTCTGGTCGCTCGAGGACGAGGACGCCGGCCGATCCCGTTCTTACGATCTGGTCGTCATCGACGAGGCGGGTTTCGTCTCGCATCTGCTCTCGATCTGGAGGCAGGCGATCCGCCCGACCCTCACCGACCGCAAGGGACACGCGCTCTTCCTCGGGACGCCCAAGGGGACGGGCGATTTCCACCGCCTCTTCCTCGAAGCAGAGGGCGACACGACGGGCGAAATGCGCGCTTTCCGCATCGGCTCGGCAAGCAACCCGCACCTACCGCCAGAGGAGATCGACGCCGCGCGGCGGATGCTGCCGGCCGAGGTGTTTCGGCAGGAGTACGAGGGAATCCCCGCGGAGGACGGCGGGAACCCGTTCGGACTCGACGCAATCCGCGCGTGCATCTCTCCGATGTCCGATGCCGCTCCAGAGGTCTGGGGCGTCGACCTCGCCAAGAGCCAGGACTACACGGTCGCCGTCGCGCTCGACGCGCGCGGCCATGTGTGCCGTCTCGAGCGGTGGCAGTCGCCGTGGACCGTCACGCGCGAACGCCTAGCGCGCATGATCGGGCAGCTGCCGGCGCAGATCGACTCGACGGGCGTCGGCGATCCGATCGTCGAGGATCTCCGCAAGGTCTGCCGCCGTACCGAGGGGTTCAAGTTCACCTCGCAGTCGAAACAGCAGTTGATGGAAGGACTACAGATCGCGGTGCAGACTGGTGAGGTAGGCTTCCCAGAAGGCTGGCTCCGCTCTGAACTGGAGTCGTTTGGCTTCCGATACTCCCCGAAGGGAGCGGTTCAGTACGAGGCGACCGCCGGCCACGACGACGGTGTATGCGCTCTCGCGCTCGCACTCCACGCGCGGCGGCAACGCCGCCCGCTCATCATGAAGGTCATTTGATGAACCTCCTCTCCCGAATCAAGCGTGCATTCACCTCGCAGCGGTATATCGAAACCTCGATGCAGGTGATGAATGGCGGCGATGGCAAGCGGCAGCCGTTCTCCGCGCTTGCCGCGGTCAACGCCTACCGCAGCTGGATCTACGCGGCGGCGAACCTGAACGCCGTGGCGGTCGCGTCGCAGCCGATCCGACTGTATGTCCGTCGCCGAGGCGAGCAGAAGTCGCTCTGGAAGACGCGCCGCCCAGGACTGCGGACCAAGGCGTATCTCGCCGGCGATGCGTCGGCGCAGCCGTCGCCGCGCGTCATGTCAAAGGCCGCCGAGTACGGCGACGACTACGAGGTAGTCACCGAGATGCACCCGGTGCTTGAGGTGTTGTCGAAGTTCAATCCGTACACGAACGGATTCGACGGCACCATCCTGCGCGTCCTCTACACCGAACTCACTGGCAACGCGTACCTCCATCCCGTGATCGACCAGACGCTCGGACGGCCGTCCGAACTCTGGGTCATGCCGAGCCAGTGGATCGAGATCGTCCCCGGCAAGCAGAAGTTGATCGACGGCTTCCTCTACGGCGCGAGCCGTGAGCAGCGTCGCTTCTTCCCAGACGACGAGGTGATCCACTTCAAGCGACCGAATCCCGCGGACCTCTACTACGGTCTAGGCAAGGCCGAGGCGGCATGGGGCGCGGCGATGGCGAACGAGGCCATCCATGAAATGGACCTCGCCTTCTTCGCCAACCGCGCGCGACCCGACTACCTCCTGACATTCAAGGGCGTGGCAGCGCCCGAGGAGATCGAGCGGCTAGAGGTGCAGATCGACGAGAAGTTGCGCGGCCGGCAGCGGACGGGACGCTTCCTCACGATGTCGTCGGATGTCGACCTCAAGCCGATGGGGTTCCCGACGAAGGATCTCGCCGGCCGCGTCGAGATCATCGAGGAGATCGCCGCGGTGTTCGGCGTTCCCGTCTCGATGCTGAAGGCGAACGACCCGAACCTCGCCTCGGCGCAGGTCGGCTTCTCGTCTTGGAAGGCGAACACGATCCTCCCGCTTCTTCGCATGGACGAGGAGACGCTGAACCAGTCGCTCCTGCCGCTCTTCGGCATCGAGGACGACGCCTTCCTCGCGTACGACAATCCAGTCCTCGCGGACGAGCGATTCGAGTTCGAGCGCGTCCGCGCCGCGGTCTCTGGCGGTCTGATGACCGTCAACGAGGCCCGCGAGTTGCAGGGTCTGCCCGCATCGGCAGACGAGGCCGCCGAGAAACTGCTCTTCAACAACGCGCCGCTCGGCGGTGTTCCGACTCCATCCCTCCCGCTGCCGCCAGAGGCTACCCCGTCTGGCCCCGCCGGCCCTGGCGGCGGCGGTGAGGTTACGACGCCGATCGACGAGCCAGTCGCCGCGGAGCCAGAGCAGGCGGCCGCCGATGTCGAGCCGATCACGACGAAAGCGGCCAAGTGCAGCTGCCAGGACGCGCGGCTGACGCTCGGCGTCCACGCCGACGCCGAGGAGAAGGCCGCCGGCGAGGATTGCGTCTCGGACAAGATTCGGACGCTGCTTGACGAAGGCTACGAGCAGGAGCAGGCGGTCGCCATCGCCATCTCCATGTGCGACCGAGGGAACAAGGCGCTCGAGGACATCGACACGAAGCCGCCGGCATCGGTCGCGTCGAACGCCGCGCGGGCGCTCGAGGTCCGCGGCGAGAAGCCGCCGTCGCAGCGTGGCATGACCGCGGTAGGGATCGCGCGCGCGCGAGACCTTGCCAACCGCGTGGCCGTCTCCGAGGAAACGATCCGCCGCATGGCCGCGTACTTCGAGCGTCACGAGGTCGACAAGCAGGGCGCGACTTGGGACGAGCAGGGCGCGGGATGGCAGGCATGGAACGGTTGGGGCGGCGACGAGGGTCGCGCCTGGTCGCGCCGCAAGGTCGAGGAGTTCGACCGCGCGCGCAAAGGCGAGAAGGCCGCTTGCGGTTGCGGCTGCGCAGGCGGCGCGCGGATCTCCCAGAAGGCGCTCTGGGCGCTCGGCGAGGACCAGCCGCCGTCGATCCGCACGAAGGCGAAGCCGAACGCGCAGCGCGAGTTCGACGACATCACCGACGACGAGAAGCGCATCGCCGGCGCAGTCGACCGCGTGTTGCAGCGGCAGGTCTCGGCCGTGCTGAAGGAACTCCGCGCGTCAAGCGCGCCTAGCGCGGAACTGACGCTGAAGGTCGAATCGCTCTTGAAGAGCGCCAGATGGGATCGGGAACTCGTCGCGGCGCTGCGTCCGTACCTCCAGGCATCGCTACAAAGCGGGATCACGCTCGGCAGCGACACCGTGAAGAACCTAGTGACGGCCGTGCCGGACTTCACGCCAGATACGGCGAACCTCGACGCGTATGTCCGCTCGGAGTCGGTGCGCCTCGCGCGTTCGTCTGCTCGGAGCATCAATCAGTACACATCCGTGCGCGTCTCCAAGATTCTCGGGGACGGCATCGAGACAGGAGAGACGGTCGAGCAGCTGGCCGATCGGGTGCAGGAGTGGGCCGGAGAGCGCGGCGACGCGCAGCGGTCGACCCGTTCGCGCGCTATCACCATCGCCCGCACCGAGGCGCAGCGCGCGACGCGCAAGGCCGAGAGCGAGGCGTGGAAGTCGACTGGACTGGTGGAGGGTAAGACCTGGCTGCTCGCGCCAGACCCGTGCGAGTTCTGCGAGGCAGCGGCCGCGGAGTTCGGCCAGAAGTCGGTCGGAATCAACGACCCGTTCTTCAAGCAGGGCGCGGTCCTGACTGGCGCGGACGGCGGCGAACTGGCGCTCGATTACGAGGCTATCGACGGGCCTCCGCTGCACCCAAACTGCCGCTGCTCCATGCAGCCGAAACTAATCGACGACTACGAGCAGATCATCAAGGACATGGAAGCAGACGCGGCCGCTATGTCGGGACCGTGGGAGGAAGCATGACCACCATTCACAAGGCACTCGCCGCCGAGATTTCCGCGACGGCCAAGGGATTCACCGCCGTCATCACCGCCGAGACGCTCGACCGCGACGGCGAGGTGTTGATCCCTGGCGGAATGAACTCCAAGGAGTTCGACCAGAACCCCGTCCTATTCTGGAATCACGACTACGCGAAGCCAGTCGGCCGAGCGGTCGGACTGAAGCGTCGGGAGCGCGACATCGTGGGCGAGTTCGTCTTCGCGCAGAAGCCTGCCGGCTATGTCGGCGAGTTCTTTCCCGAGGTGGCCGCGGCGCTCGTCGGGCAGGGCATCGTGAACTCCGTCTCGGTCGGCTACATCCCCGAGAACGGCGGCGTCCGACGCGCAAGCGACATCGACCGCAAGAAATATGGCGATGGGGTCTCGACGGTCTACTCGCGGTGGAAGCTGCTGGAGGTCAGCCTCGCGCCTATGCAGGCGAACCCAGACGCGCTCATCACGGCGGTGAAGAAGGGACTCGTCTCGCCCGTCGCGGCGAAGCAGTTCTTCGGCTACGAGCCGCCCAAGCGGGTGCAGATCGTCGTCCCTATGCCAGTCCGTGCGGACTCATCCGCTCCGAAGCGCGCGCCGATTGATACGGACGCCATCGTCGCGCGCGAAATCGCTCGAGCGCGGGGACGGCTGTGGTCGTGAGTCCTCGGCGCGCCTACGCAACGGCTGAAAGCGCGCCTCGCGGCTGACCATCGAACGGCAGGAGATCACCATGAAGACCATGGAAATCACGGAAGTGCGCGACGCACTCGCCAAGGCCGCCCGAATCAAGGGCGAGGCGGGCGTCATCGCACAGAAGAAGTTGATCCTCGATCGGTTCATGATCGTGGACGAGAACGGCGTGGCCGTCGACCCCGACGCCATTGACATCACCATCGCACCGGCCGCCGGCGAAGCCGAGGTCGAGACCGACATGGCAAAGGAGCCAGAGATGACCGAGGACCAGATCACGAAGAGCGTGCGCTCGGCGATCGCCGGCGCGACCCGCGGCAACGCGCCGACCATGGCCGTCACCGCCGAGCCGAAGGCGTGGGAAACCGCGCGTCAGTACGGCCGCCTGAAGCACCTGAAGAGCCGCGAGAGCGCCTACAAGATGGGCGCTTGGTTCATGGGTGCCATGGGCCACAAGAAGAGCGCCGAGTTCTGCGCGAACAACGGCCTCGTCATCCGCAAGGCCCACACCGAGGGCGTCAACAACCAGGGCGGCTTCCTCGTCCCCGACGAGTTCGAGAACGAACTCGTCACGCTGCGCGAGCAGTACGGCGTCATCCGCCGTAACGCGCGCATCTGGCCGATGGCCTCCGACACGCTGCGCATCCCGAAGCGCGCCGCCGGCCTGACCGCCTACTTCGTGGGCGAGGCTGCGCCTGGAACCGAGTCGACCCAGACCATCGACCAGGTGAACCTCGTCGCCAAGAAGTTGATGGCGCTCACGACCGTCACCAACGAACTGCTCGAGGACGCGCTCGTCAACATCGGCGACGACATCGCCGGCGAGATCGCGTACGCGTTCTCGTTCAAGGAGGACGACGCGGGATTCAACGGCGACGGCACCTCCAGCTACGGCGGCATCGTCGGTCTCGGCACGACCCTTGCGGACGCCACCTACCAGATCTCTGACGGTGCCGCGACCGCGACGAGCGGCGTCACCGTGGCCGAGATCATGGCTGGCCTCGCCAAGTTGCACGGTTGGGCGTCGCAG